CGACTTCAGTGTATGGCTGGAGTCGCATCTAGGCCAGGGCCACCTGGATATGCTCAGGGAGAAATGGCAAGTGCTGATGCCAACCAACAAAAAGCTCAGGGCAGAGATCGCCAAGCACTACCGGGAAGAGCACGCCAAGATGCTCCAGGATGAAGATTACCAGCCCACCTCATATAACTAAAGGCTCTAACCGGGGCCTTTTTATTCCAAAATGTTGTAATCGAAAAGCTTGACGGTTTAGCTGTCAGGGTGTATTGTTACACCTCAATCAAAAAACAAAGGGCAACAAAATGAAAGACTTTAACGACTGGGACGATAAGTTTGAAGATGAAATTGATCATTTAGAGTGGTTGGCAGGACATACGGTTTTCCCTGACAAAGAGGCTAATGATGTTGTTACACAACTGTTTGATTGGCTTTGTGAAGATCGTATGTTACGCAGCTGGTGTTTCGATACTGCCAGCAATATATATATGCAAAGAAAATATGAAGTTATTATGAGCAATATCAAAGCCAACGATTTATGCGACAAGCCATACTTTAAAGACATCTACGGAATCTAATCTAACCGCCCCCTTCGGGGGGCATCAAAAACCAAGGGGAATAATATGAAAGCAGTTACTTTGTGCAAGCACATCAACAAGGCGTTTCCAGAAGCAAACGCTGTAACGGTTGATCAGTTTTACGGTGAAGAAGAAGTTAACCAACACGGCATTTGGTTTCGCTCAGAGGGTGCGGTTGCCCCTGATGGAGAAAGTCTCCACAATTACTGGGCAAGTGAGGGCCCTGGTTTCCACGCTAAGTTGCTTGACCTGGTTGAGAAAAACGGGTTCTACCTAGAAAATTACGACGCCGGAACAATGATGGCATACAGGCTTTAAGGGGAATAACATGAGAATTAATGAGTGCTGTTTAAAAGAGTCCAATGCTCGCATCAAGGCGCAGCAGGAGATAGCGGAGAGCCGCGAGGGCTTTGTGGGGGTTTTCATAGTGTTGATTATCTTTGCCCTAATATCAAATATGTCTTACTTTGACTGTCAAAACCTGGGGGTGTGCTAATGAGTTACAAAGTATTAAATGACGCTGTTGGCCTTATACGCGACGAAACCCCAATGTGGGAGGGCAGCTATCAGGAACTGCCAGATAAGACTAAAGACGGACTTATAGCTCTCTGGCTAATCACCCACCCGACTTGGATGGATGACGTATTTCCCCACACAGTTAGCGACAAGCCCTTGCTGGCATTAGAAGCGATATACAGTGAGGACGCTACCTCTAGGATGGCTGCAGCAATGTTCCGCGATGCTGCTGACAGGAACGCTAAAGATGTTGACAATGATGCTTACTTGTCGGAGGCTCTGGACGACTTTGAGGCAATACTGGATACCCCAGATTTTCTTGAAGAGATCAGGCATCAGTTATACATGTACCTGGAGCCTAGTATGGAAGAGCTTGTAATGGACTCTTATCAGGATTTAATCTATTTAGATAGACTTGTAATGGGGAGTCACTAATGAATATTTACTTGCGTGAAATTTACGAGCTTTGTGCTCAACTCGATCCACCTTTGGACCCAATAAAAGACAAGCAATACTTTGTCTCAGTTTTGGATGAAATACAACGTGTAGCAGTGGAGGGATTAAATGAGCGATCAATTGATGAGCAGTAAGATAAGGGATGCGCACCGCTTTGCGGATAAAGCCATCAGGCAGTCTTACATCGAGGCCAAAGCCAGTAGTTTTAAAGCGTGGGTCACTGAGCCGGTAGTAGTGTATAAGATACACCTTATTGCCACGACCCTTTTGCTAGCCGCTTTTGTAGGGTACGAGTTAATGATTTACCCCCTAAGCTGAGGTCTCCCTTGACCTTTTGACCTGGCCTAGTCCACCAGGAGCTGAAACGGACTGTTATTTACCAAGTCGAGTGATGCTATGAAAGTAAAAATATATCAATTGATCGAGCAAATAGTGGAAGTTGGTGCAGAGGCTGGGTACAACAGGGCGCACAAACATACCGATACGCCTAATGCTGAGACAATAAAGCAATGCATACAGCAATACATAATGGATGGGTTTCATGAACACTTTGAGTTTGATTTAGAAGAGTAGTATCCGACACAATTTTCTAGGCTCGTTAAAAGTCGTTGCGAGCCTTACCCCCACCCCCTCAGACCGATTTGTACTTGGCTGGGGGGTTTTTTTGTTCCATAGATTTAACAATGTATATTGCAGCATTCATTTAGGTAGTTTTAGTCATTATTGCACACCGAGACTGTGCATATCATTAATGGTATAAGCTAAATAATAAACTGTCATTTCCGATCATATCTGGGTATCTATACAATGCGCACCTAATTAACTGAGAGGTGTATTGTGGTACTGTACGGAGTAATTGTAGTAACTATAGGTCTTCTGGCAATAGCGAGGGAAGACCTGGTCTAATCTGTGATCCGAAAGGTTTACATCCGCAGCAAAAACATGGACAATGCCTTTATTCTATTGACATAGAGGTGTCTTATGGAAAATTTAAACTTATCAAAAAGTCTTGAAGACTGCTTTGAGTGGGAGCTCAATGATCAGGTCATTCGCTTTGACTCGATAATTGAGTCGCTGATGAGCACTGACGTGCCACGATCACAGTTCCGCGATGAGCTTATTGACTGGCAGGATGAAGTAGCCAACATAGTGGATGAGGTATCAGCCCTGGAGCCTTACGAGGGATTCCGGGATTTTGCGTTAATGGCAGAAGAGCTGTTTGGGACTGAGGTTTAGTCTAGTGCGTAAATTCTCTGTTGGGGGTATAATCGGATGATGATTAAACTGACGACAGATGAAGACGTCCATGAGGCCGATATGGACCTGGTCCGAGACTACGCTGAGGCGTTAGTGGACCGGGATAAGCAAATGATGATTGAGGTGCTGTACCTGACTCACCAGCGCATGGAAAGAATATGCCGGTGTTTTGAGGTTAACTGCACTTGTGACCTAAAATGAGACCTTCAATATTTACAGATGAACTAGCCGCTGACATATGTCGCAGGCTATCCCTTGGTGAGAGCGCCAGGCAGATATGCAGGGATGACAGCATGCCTGTTATGTCTACGTTAATGAAATGGTTGACAGAACCTGACAAAGTCGCATTTTCGGAGCAGTACGCGAGAGCCCGTGATTGCCAGGCTGACTTCTACGCTGATGAGATCATTGACATAGCGGATGAGCTGGGTGAGGGGGTGGACTCTAACGCCATCAACATAGCCAAGCTGCGCATTGACGGAAGGAAGTGGAAGGTTGCCAGGATGTCGCCCAGGAAGTATGGAGACAAGCAGCAGATTGATCACACATCGTCTGATGACTCGTTCAAGCCCACGGTGATTAAGCTAGTGGCAGAGCCATTACCAGCCAATGACTAATACTGCAGAGATTCGGCTCCCTCCCAAGATAGTCGAGGTCTTTGAAGGTGAGGCCCGGTATAGAGGCGCATACGGTGGCCGAGGGTCAGGCAAGACCAGGTCTTTTGCGTTGATGACTGCAGTGGCTGGGTACAGGTATGGCATGGCAGGTAACAGCGGCCAGATACTCTGCGCACGAGAACACTTAAACTCCCTAGATGAATCATCCCTGGAAGAGATCAAGTCTGCCATCAAGGCGGTCCCCTGGCTTCTGTCGTACTATGAGATAGGCGAGAAGTTTGTCAGGTCTAAGGATGGCCGTATCAACTATGTATTTGCCGGTCTACGCCGCAACCTGGACTCGATCAAGTCAAAGGCCAGGATCATTATCGCCTGGGTGGATGAGGCTGAGGGTGTATCTGATGCAGCCTGGCAGAAGCTAATCCCAACTGTCCGAGAGGACGACTCTGAGATATGGGTGACCTGGAACCCTGAGACCAAGCACTCAGCAACGCATAGGCGCTTCCGCGTCAACCCTCCCCAGGACAGCAAGATATGCGAGATCAACTGGCAGGATAACCCCTACTTCCCAAAGGTCCTAGACAACGAGCGCAAAGAAGACTTTAAGCTGCGCCCGGATGATTATGGCCATGTCTGGGACGGGGAGATGAAGATACACGCCGATGGCGCCTACTACGCTGTAGAGATGCGAGAGGCTAAATCTGAGGGCAGACTAACTAACGTGCCATACGACCGCGCTGTTGGCGTTGTAACGGCCTGGGACTTGGGGGTAGGTGATAGTACCTCTATCTGGTTTGCGCAGTTTGTAGGGGCTGAGGTGCGCCTTATCGACTACTATGAGAGCAGCGGTGTAGGTCTGGACCATTATGTCGCCCTGTTAAACTCAAAAGGCTATGTATACGAAAGCCATGTACTGCCGCACGATGTCAGGGTAAGGGAGCTAGGCTCAGGTAAGTCTCGCCTGGAGACACTTGGCGCCCTGGGGGTGAGGCCAATCACTATAGCTCCGCAGTTGATGGTTGATGATGGCATACAGTCTGTGCGCTCTATGCTCCCCAGGTGCTGGTTCGATGAGGAGAAGTGCGAGCGAGGCATTGATGCTATCCGGCAGTACCGTCGAGACTATGACGACAAGGGCATGACCTGGCGTGGACGACCTCTACACGACTGGACCTCTCACTGCGCCGATGCGCTGCGATACCTGGCTGTTGGGTACAAGCCCACATCATCTAGCTGGGGTGAGCCACTACGCCGTAACCTGCAAGGCATTGTTTGATCAATATGATATAATCGGGCCTTTGTGACTTGACTGGATTTGGTTATGGCTGTTAAAGGTTTGCTGTCTTTGCTGGCAGAAGGGATGAGCCCTGAAAACTTAAAGCGTATTGGGATGTTGACAGATGAGTCAGCTCAGAACCCAACCGCAGTTAAGACGGCGCAGACTAAGTACCAAAAGCTGTATGAAGGCAATGACCAATTTAGGGCCAGGGAAGAGCAGACTATGCTCAATCCGCAAGTTGTGCAGCGTGGCCTGTTAGATGACCGTCGCATTATAATGCCGGAAGACATTGAGAACACGGTCCTGGTTCCACACAAAGGAGACATATCTGGCACAGATGTTACGCTCACCAACATAGGCGGTTTTGAACTGCCTGTCCCAGTCACCAGTAGAGGTGGCGCTAGATATCCGAACAGCCCGCTAACTCCAGAGGGTAACTACTGGGCCTCAATGAAAACTGGCGCAGTTCCATTTCAGAATAAAGCTGAAGGCTTAATGGAGTCCCTAAAAATGGACGCCACTGGCGTTTATACAGCGATGGGCAGAGAGGCTAACTACTTTAACCAGGCGTTTGCTGACGGTATGCTGCAGTGGGCGCAATCTATGAAGCTGCCTAAAGAAGCAATTAATAAGTTTGATGACGACTTGCGCAAGAGCAAGCCTGAGTGGGTTGGACTAAATAGCCCTGAGGCGCGAGATCAACTTTTAGGTATGGGCAACTTTAAGCCAGAAGGGGCAGGCAAGTTTAGAAGCGCCTTTACCAAGACGATGAGCAAGTCTGCATATCGCGATCTGGGCTTCCCGACTATTGTTGATATAGAAAACGCTTTCATTGATCCTGACCTTGCCGGTACAGCTTTAGGCGAGGCCGGATTTACGATGGGCCGTGTCGGCAAAGGATTTGACTTAAACAGAAATACCAATCACCCGTCATACAACACTGGTATTGGGGGTGAATACATTGGTGGGTTTGAGCAAAGCGTGCCACCGCAGATTATGTATCCTGACGCCTATAAGCAGCTAGAAGGCGTTATGACAAAGCCAAAAAGCGACAAGCCTCCACGCTTACTGTATGACGCTGAAAAAATTGATGCTATTGCAAAGCGCCAAGACTTATTCCAGGTTGCGGATGCCAGGTGGGTAGATACTGCTTCCAAGTGGCTAGAAGACAACAAGGGCGCATCTAATGCGGCATTGATTGCTGCTGTCGGGCTTCCTGCTACAATGGCAACCCAAGAAGCTGATGCGAGTATTTTAGGGTCTCTGTCGAAGCTCGGTGCTGGGCGGCAAGACCTTCTGGGAATGGCTCAGAAAATGGCAAACGAGGGCATGGATGTGCAGAGCATCCGAGAGCGCACCGGCTGGGAGATTGGAGCAGACGGTCAGTGGAGAACGGAGCTGCCTAATACAAATACAAAAATAAACATTCCTGAAGTAGCAGAGGGCAGTCAATACTATTTCGGGACGATTGCTGATGTCATTGATGACCCAGAGCTGCTGTCTCAATATGAAAAAGGCGGCAGAAAGCCCACTGTTAGAGACATGGAGGGTGAGATTGAAGAATACGGGTCTCGCGGCACATTTGGTTCTTTAGGCGATATTGCTTTTACAGTCGATAAGAATATGCCGGAAGGACAAGGGTTCCACCGAGAAGGTTATTTTGATGAGTTTGGTGAAAGTTACCCTGAAACAATTGTTATCAGCGGCAAAAGCTCGCCGGCTGAGCAAAGAGCAACGTTGCTGCATGAGCTTCAGCATTCAATCCAGGATAGAGAAGGTTTCGCGGCTGGAGGCAATCAGAAACAATTTGCAGAAGAGGAAAGAATAAAAGATTCTTTTTATCAGCGCGTAGGATTGACCCCCGCTGGAAGTGGCCGACTGCAAGAGTTGGAACAAAAAATAAGCGATGTTGGTCAACGCTCTATGTCTTTGCAAGAGATGAGTGACCTGGAGCGCCTCCGAGTCGAAAAACAAATTTCTGATAGGTTTAATGCCGATACGGTTGGCGAGGCAGGTGCAAGGTCTCCCTATGGTATGTACAAAGGATTGATGGGCGAGGTTGAGGCAAGAAATGTTGAAGCCAGAGACAAAATGAGCCCTGATTTTCTTAGAGCAACCCCTTTAGAGCTGTCGGAGGACGTGTTCGAGCCCAGAAGCCAACAGATTTTCAGGGCAGGCAGTGACGATGAGCTCTTTCGGGAGCTTGAGTATTTAAAATCTCCTGACGTTAGGTCAAATGTTCCCGAATACCGCGAAGCCCCTGTAGTGCAGGAGCAATCATTTGGCGACATGGTTAACGAGTACGCCAACATTAATCAGAGAGCCCAGGCAGCAGAAGCCCAGAAGTTTGGCTTATTGATGCGTGAGGACGCCAGGTTGCGTAACATGGGGTCTGCTTCATTTGGCCAGGTATCCCCAGAGCTGGCTGCATACCGTCGCTCACAGATGCTGCCGACAATTGGCGAGATAGGAATGGGAGCCCTTGAAGGCGCTGTCGATACGGTAGACTTTGTGTCTCAGCTTCCTACAGCCATATCCACCATGACCATGCCAAAGCGCACCCCCTTGCGTGATCGCCTGGGCGGACTTCTTGACTACAGCTTTGTGGATGAGAGGGATCAAAGGGCCAGGGACCAGGCTAGATTGATTGGCGGGTTATTAAGCCCCATTTAATGGTATAATCGGCCCAATAACTGGAGGCCATAATGGCAATAAGTACATATAGCGAGCTGCAGTCGTCAATGGCAGACTTTTTGAACAGGTCTGACCTGACTTCTGTGATCCCGACATTTATTGCGTTGGGCGAGGCCAGGATGAACAGAGACATCCGTCACTGGCAGATGGAGAACAGGGCATCGACTACAATTGACGGCCAGTACCTAACAAAGCCAGGCGACTGGGTTGAGACTATACGCCTGCATTTGACCGGCCAGAAAACCTCTGCGATGGACCTATTAAGCACTCAGGCAATGGCTGACAAGCGCCAGGGCGCAGAGAACGTAGCAGGCAAGCCAAGATACTATGCACACTCTGAGGGCCAGTTTGAGGTATTCCCTACCCCTGACGGATCATATGCTGCTGAGTTGCTATACATCCAGCAGATACCTTCCCTCAGCGACAGCGCGACGACAAACTGGCTGCTGACATCATATCCAGACATCTACCTGTACGGCTCACTACTGAACTCTGCACCATACCTGGCTGAAGATGGCCGGGCTGAGGTGTGGGCTCGACTGTATGGTGAGGCGGTAGACAAACTAAACTTAACTTCTGAACAGGCAGCTTATTCTGGTGTTGGCCTGACAACTAAAATACGAGGACTCGGATGAGCTTTTCAAACTTCTTAGAAACAGAGGTCCTGGACCATGTGTTTGGTGGCAACGCCTACACAGCCCCAGGGACTTTATACACTGGACTATACACTTCAGCGCCTAGTGATACAGGCGGCGGTACAGAGCTGTCAGGTAGCGGCTATGCTCGCCAGGCTACAGCATTTACTGTATCGGGTGACACTGCTAGCAACACATCTGCAGAAGAGTGGGCAACAGCTACAGGCTCCTGGGGAACTATTACCCACGTCGGTGTATTTGACGCAGCCACAAGCGGTAACCTGCTAGCCTATGGCGCATTGACTGCAAGCAAGACAATTGCCACTGGTGACGTGTTCCGCATCCCTGCTGGCGACCTGGATATCACGCTAGACTAATATGCTCTATGGCGTATATAAATACGGGCAGGCTGCATACTCGACTGCTAACCTAGAGGATGGCGCGTCTGTAATAGCAGCCACGTCTGCTGTATCGGCTACTGCTGGGTTTGTAAAAGAGGCTAGCTGCGCTATATCGGCAGCGGCATCTACGTCTATCTCAGGCCAGGCTGTACGAGAAGATTCTTCTGCGATTGCAGTAACATCTGCAGCGCAGGCAGATCCGCAGGTTATATTGCAGACTGGGTCAGCTATTGCGGCTGCATCATCTACTACAGGTGCAGGCATTGCGATACGGGGAGGCGAGCTATCTATATCGGCGACCTCTTCTGTGGCATCTGCGGGCGCCAGGATACAGCAAGGCATATCGGCAGTAAGTGCTGCGTCCTCTGCAACAGCAAATGCTGTTACGATAGTAGTTGCCGAGTCGGCGATTGCAGCAACAAGCCAGGCGGTTATGTCTGGCAATATTACGGCTGGTGGCGTGACTGTTATGTCGTCGTCGGCATCATTAAGTATTTCAGGGTCTATCCTATGGACAGACAGCCCTGGAGATGACGCAACTTATGCAGACGTAGCAAGTGCTGCTAACGAATGGGCCGATGTGGCTGAATATACAACTTTATGGGAGGCCGCTTAAATGGCTGATACAACTACAACCACCTATGGTCTGACCAAGCCAGAAGTCGGCGCTTCAGAAGATACTTGGGGAACCAAAATAAACACCAACCTAGATGAGATTGATAATCTCCTCGATGGTACGACCCCTGTTACTGGGATTGACATCAACTCAGGCACTATTGACGGCACGGCTATCGGCGCATCGTCTGCCTCTACTGGCGCATTTACTACGTTATCTGCATCAGGCGAAATCACAGCCAACGGTGGCATTGCATTGGGCGACGGTGATGTGGCTACGTTTGGAGATTCTGATGACTTATCTATCTTTCACGCAGGAGGTACTACCTACCTTACAAACACCACAGGCTCTTTGGTTTTAAGGACAGATAGTTTCCGCGTACTTAACACCGCCAACTCAGAGCAAATACTGCATGGTGACGCTAATGGAGCAGTAACGGCTTACTACGACAACGCAGTCAAACTAGCCACTACCTCCACAGGCATAGACGTTACTGGCAACATGATTGCCGATGGCGTGGGTATTGGTACTAGCAGTCCAGCGACTAACAGGTCGCTACATGTTAGTAGTGCGCCACAAAACCAAGCTAGATTTGAAAGGACAGGCGCCTCAACAGTTCAAATTGAATTTCAAGACAGCACCACAACTAATCAGCCTAGCTTAGGTGGCGATGGTGACAGCCTTACATTCAGAACCTCGTTTACAGAACGCATGCGTATAGATGGGTCATCAGGCAATGTGGGTATTGGCTGTACGCCTAGTACGCGCTTAGAAGTAGGTGGAGGCGGCGGATCAGAAACAATCAAAGTTAGTGCGGGTGCAGGATGGGCTGACGTTAGGTTACACAGTGACGCTACTAACGGCGGTAGTATCTATTTTAACGATGGGGCTGACGCAGGACAGCTTTTCTATTACCACGTTGATGATTCTATGCGGTTTCATACTGCTACAGCAGAACGCATGCGCATAGACTCCAGCGGCAACCTAACTACACGACAAAGCACAGGCAACAACTTTAGAGTTATAAGAAACGGCGATAACTCAGTTGAAGTAGGGAACTACAACGCAACCGATGGGTATCAAAATACCGCTTACATTTCCAGTACGCATACTTTTTATGCAGGGACAGCAGGGGCAGGAGGCGCTTCTAGGGCTGTAGATATCGACTCCAGCGGCAACGTCATAGTGGGTACTAGTAATGAGGCTCCTGTATCTAATAATGTACAAGGTGTCTCTATTCGTAGTTTTGGTGAATTGCAGTCTTCAAGAGATGGAGCCGCTACGTTATACCTTAATAGAAAAACGAACGATGGCGATATTGTAATACTTAGAAAAGACGGTGCAGACGTAGGTAGTATTGGTACACAAGGCGGTGACTTAAACATTGGCACAGCAGCTTGTGGTATTGCCTTTGTAGATGGTGTCCCTGCTATTTACCCTTGGACAACAACTGGCAATACTACAAGAGATGCCGCTATAGATTTAGGTGATTCAGGCGCTCGCTTCAAAGACCTCTACCTGTCAGGGACGGCGAATGTTGGTTCTGTTTCATCTACAGGCAACATTACAGCCAATGGAGTTACTATTGGTGCGTCTGATGTGCGTAGCAGTAGTAATGTTTTAACTCTTGGCGGCACTACAGAAGCCATGCGCATAGACTCCAGCGGCAATTTGTTGGTGGGGACTACTTCAGCGCTAAACAGTTGCCATAATTTTTATAAAAACCACGCTAACAACACTGCCATTTTTGAAAACGCTAATAGCGTAACACCATTTGGCGTTCAAGTAAGATTTAGTGGGGCAGATCCCAACAACACAACAGCGTATATGTTTTCAGGATACGCGCATAACGGGTCAAGTCTCACAACTAGATTTGCTGTTATGTCTAACGGTGGGATTCGTAACTATCAAACGAATAACGTAGATCTTTCAGACGAAAGAGTAAAAACAGATATTCAGCCTCTTGGCTCTATGTGGGACAAATTAAAAGCAATAGAAATTGTAGGTTTCAAATATACAGATCAAACACATGAAAGGTCAAACATAGGTGTTATTGCACAGCAGGTTCAGTCTGTTGCACCTGAGTTTGTAGACGATAGCAGTTGGGATGATGAACGCTTTGACGAACCGCTAAAGTCAGTCTTTTCAAATGATTTGCATAACGCAACAATAAAAGCACTGCAAGAAGCTATGGATCGTATTGAAACACTAGAAGCTCGCGTAACAGAACTTGAAAACAACTAGAGGAATAAAACAATGGCATTAACTTGGACAATCTCAACACTAGAACGCAACACATCAGACGATGGCGTTATTGTTGCACACTGGCGCGCATCAGACAGCGAAGTAGTGGGCGAAGACACTCACTCAGGCAGCAGCTATGGCACTTGTAGCTTTACTCCTGACAGCTCTGCTGATGGCTACACAGCCTATGCAGACATTACCGAAACTCAGGCCATTGGCTGGGTAAAGGACGATATGGGCGAAGAAGCAGTGACAGCTCTGGAAGACTCTATAGCTGCACAGATTGCTGACAGCAAGGCTCCTGCTGTAGCTACAGGAACTCCTTGGTAATGGACATTATATTCAAAGCCCTCAAGTCTAAGACTGTACAGTTCTCTATAGCTCTAGCCATCCTCAGCATACTGCAAGGCTATGTAGGCTTCTTGCCTGTGTCTCCAGCAGGACAAGCTGTTGTTGGCTGCATCATTGCAAGCTGTGTAACTGTACTGCGCTTTGTGACTGTGGCTCCAATAGCGGAGAAGTAAATGATTGCGGAAATCTCAGCAGTTGTAGGTGTACTAAAGGCTCTTAACGATGGTATTAAAACCGTCAAAGAGTCTGGAGACCACTTGTCAGGTCTGTCGGGATTATTCACTAGCCTCACTGACAGCAAGGTAGCTGTAGAGAGCATTGAAGAGGCTACTAAGGCAGGCGACCACATACTGACACAGGAAGAGGCTCTGGAGCTTGCATGGGCTAAGAACGCCATACGAGAGCAGGAGAAGGAGCTAAAGAAGATAACGCCTAAGCTAGTCTGGCGTGACATGCTGATGATACAGAACAAGTCTTTGATGGATCACAAGCACAAGCTGGAGAAGATACGGCTGGCCAAGCTCAAGAAGCAACGTCAGGTTGGTGATGCAGTAAAGAATATCGGTGCTACAATTGTGGTGCTAGCATGTTTTGTTAGCAGCTACTATCTCGTAACAAACGGGATAATTTAACCCTTGGCAATAAAGCCAAACAACTAAAGAGGACATTGTAATGGGCGAGAAAAAAACCACT